ACTTTTTCATTCTATCAGCTTTTTTCTGAAGGCTTTCCGCTAAATCATAGAAAGCTATATTTACCAAATCATAATCTTTCGTGGTCCGTATCGATCTACTTACCTTATCCGATTCTATTAAAATATCAACGCTTTGAGCGAATACCTCTAACGCTAATATCATGGCCTCTCTTTTTGTCATATTTAAAATTTTGCATTTTTTATATCAAAATAATCTATGAATCTATCCCATAGCTCTCTATTCTTTTTATTAGGCTTGAATTTCCCGGATTGTACTCTTCTCACCAGTCCCTTAAAATCATCCACTGTTCTCTTTGATAAATACCACGCTAATACCATATTTGGATTTTCTCCTAACTCTTGATAGTGACCGTCTTTTACAAGTATCTCTATCTCATTTAGGAACTTCTTTGTCTGATGAGGATAATCAAACGGATATTTCATCATCTCTCCGATACTTGACATTGGGCATAATATACATCCTATTCTTTTCATCCCTTTGTCATATAAGTCGCAATGCTTGATATTCATCTTATTCAAGAACTCCCATACATCCTTGTCCGTCCATGCTAATATTGGTGATATTATCACCTTATCCTTTCCACCAACACAAGAGACCATCTTTTCCTTATGCTCATCAAACTGATCGAATGATATATCATACTTTCTTTTACTGGTTCCGATCTCATTCCTTTTAGATCTTGTCTTGGATTCCTCCGCCCTTATCCCTACTAAAGTCACCGTACCTCCGCCTCCTCTCTCCTCGAGGACTTCACAGCAATATCTTTGCGTTTTTGATGGAAGACATTTCTTTTTTCTTATAAGTTGGTAAAAATTAATATCCGGAACATGCCTTATCACGTCTGGGTAATTGTTCTTCACGAAAGATACTACGTTCGCCGGATCCACTGTAGTCATATTCATATGAGCCTCGAACTTAACGCCGGCTAATTTAGCTATATGGTAAAGAGCCTGACTATCCTTGCCTCCACTGAAAGCTAGATAATATCCCTTATCGTAAAATCTTAGGGCAAACTCCTCCCCTTTTCTTAATACCTCAATGGAGTGTTTTATTTTCTCCATCAACCCATCGGAAAAACTATACTTATTTTTAAGTTCCTCCATCTCCATATTATTATCCTCCATATATCTTAAACCCTTTTATGTTGTATTTACTTATGTCCGTACACAAATTACACCCTCCATGACAACAGCACCACGAGCAAAAGGCTAGTCGCTCCTGCTCCGGCCTACCTTGAAACTCCACTGCCGCCCTATACCATGCCGGGGATAATACCCTGACCTTCTCCGGTACGGGCGGCGTCATGAGCACAGATCGCCGCCTTCCTTTGGCATCTTCCCTACTTCTCATTTGGGTTGTTCTTTAACAGCTCAGCTATCTTATCGTCCTTCAACATATTTTGCTTTCTCATATTATCCACGATAAAGGCAGCGAACGCCATATCATACCTTTTCCTTAACTCATTGACAAAAGATTTGGCTTTTGATTCTACCATTGTCTCGATGTTGCTGTCTACAACTTTCTTCACCCTGCCTCTTATAAACTCGTCTACTGTCAACTCCTCATCCATATAATCTAACCTGAATCTATATTTCTTCTCGCTGGCGTTCTCAATGAGATCGCTCATTGATTCCCTCGCTATATCCTCAATTTTCTCTGATATCGGATTGGATATTTCTCTCATCAACTCATTCTTGAACTTTTCTTTAAGTTCACGTACTACAGCTAACCTGACCGAGCTGGTAAACTCCTCTTTCAACGTCGCTTCGTTGTACACAGCTTCCTCAAATACATCTTCTAAATTTAACTCTACTTGAATTTTCATATCATTATATTTTAGGTAATTATATACTTTCACATATTGCCTATCCATCAGCCACCCGTAAGGACTGCCACCAAACTCCCTGTCCATCCGCTCCGCCGCCCCGATGATCGCCTTTCGATTCCCGAACGAGAGCCACGAAGTAATGAACCCACTGACCTCCGCGTCCCTCCCGGAATACCGCCTTGGGAACTGGACGGGGTCGCTGGCAATAAAGTCGGCGGTTTCGTATTTGTCCACCATGCATTTCGGCATGTCTACAAATTTGTCATTCATTGTTTATCCCTTTATTTGTTCGCATGCCAATCTTTCAAGTTCCGGTGTAACGTTGGTATTCATTATGCCTTTCAAGCAAGGGCATTGTCGCCAGACTATATCATAAATCTTTGACAATTCAATCAAAGCCTCATTGTTTGATTCAACTGTCATAATCCAATTGTCCGGCGATATCTCTATCTCCCTGCATGGTATTTCTTTCTTGCCTTTTGGCATATATCCGTTCTGATAGTCTTTTACATTACATCTACCAAAATATCTTCCAGTGAGTATTCCGTTTTCGTCCGTCTCAAACAACCCTCCTATCCATCCTATCTTATGGATGTTCTCCGTCCACGTTCGAGTGGCGAATAAAAACTTTTTTACAGGAACTTTTGAAAATGCATCAACATCATGGATACTCCCGTCCGGCTCTTTGAATATCGATGATTTTCTTTTATTCTGGCAACTCCCGTCTAAGCTTATTTTTTCCCATTCGCCATCGTCAAATCTCAAAGGAGAGATTATATCAAAACTGCAAAGTTTCTTGACGAGATTGATTTCAAATGGTGCCGAGAATCCGCTGTTACCATGAGAAGAGAACAGCGCGACAGCTTCTATTACCTGTTCGCGCATCCATTTGTTAGGACCGTCCTCTTCTTTGCTATATCCGGCTAATTCCAATTCTCTTATCGCATATTTACATAAATTACTGTTTGCGATAATATACCGAAGAGCCTTCTTGTTGATAAGGCTCTTCTTGCTCATTTTCTTTACAATTCTTCTACTCTTTTTCATGTTTAATGTTATTTAATGTTTTAATCACCAATCTCCTCTATCATTCGTATTGTGCCATGACCATCTGTTTCGCGAAATCTTTGTACGCCACTATTTTTCGCAGGTTTGCTCGCATTCGTATTTCCCCGATACCGCCGACCGGAGACAAGGCGCCTGTATTAACACCTCTTCCCATATTTATTCCTCCTTGTTATATAATTGCTTGTTTTTATATTCCAACATCCTTCCCATCCTCTTTAACCCAATTAACTGTATCGCAATACCAACAATACCCTGTCTTGGAATCCTTTTTATGAGAATGGGATCCACATGTGGCGCACCAATAATTATCATCCATATTGTATGTATAACTTTCATCCTCATGCATTTTGGCTATTCTAGCTACCCTATCCTCCAGCAGATCCTTTAGATAATGGCATTCGTAAGGTCTATCCTCTTCCTTTAATATATAAATATCGATATCCATCATGCTCCCCATCCTGTCCGTACACATACACTCGGCGGCATGGCGCACGTTCCCTTCCGGCATCCCCGGACTATCTCCCGGATCACTGCCTCCATCTTCTCTTGGTATTCGGTGTCTACCTTGATCACCAAATCCTCTAATTTATCTATTAAACTCATGATCTTTTTACTTCTTTGTATATAACATCTGTACTGTCTTCTCTATCATTATCAATACAACAAGTATCCATACACTGATAGATACTATTATTAAATATACACCCATTGCAACTATAATCATCAGATTCAACCACCTCCAGCTCTATTTCTTTTGAACCAATATAGCATTTAAATACAGAGCATATTTTATGATACCCTATATTACTCAAAGTTATTTTATTATCTTTATCAAGTATCATCCGGGTAATAAATAATTCCATTTTATCATCCGAACCATTCTTGCTCAATAGTCTATTGCACTCATTTCTATCAAATCCGAATGACTCTATAAAACATTTCGCCATACCATATTGCTCTATATGTACCAGTTTTTGTATGCATAACCATATTCCTTGTTTTATGCCTTCCTGCTCAGCCTTATCAATTGTACTCTTATTCATAATTCTATTTTCTTAAAAATTACACTTTTATCATCCTCTCTAACACTACTAAAGCATCTCATGTTACTACAGATATTCGTATCCACAAAACAACATTTACTACAAATGTCATTCCTAATGACTGTCTGACATGCTACCGCTTTTATAATTTTATTATTTATCCTAAAAGAGTGAACCACGCCTATTTCCGGATCCAGAGGACGATCATTACGATATACATCATCCATCTTATCTATCCTGACGACCATTATATTATCATTTGTCTCACGCTCACTCTTATTACACCCCTTGCATAATATCTCGCTATTTGATAAATAACATCCATTACACCCCAACCTTGATCTTTTTACAGCCTTGATCTCCACCATCTCCTTTTGATTGTTCATGAAGCTATATGTATCACCTACTTTCATTGTAGATATATCTATATCAATCATCTGATTATCCTCATCTAAATCTATCTTACGACCGAATATCGTATCAATAAACTCAAGCATCTCATCATCAAACGACCCACTTTCCTCTTGTAGCTTTCTGCACTCATCCTCAGTCAATCCACAAGAAGATACCAGCTCCTCCGCAGCTTGCGTCCATCTCCCGGCGTAGGCTAGCTCCTGAACCGCCAGCCATATCCCTTGGTTCATGCCCTCCATTCTTGCCTTATCTAAAATATCCTTATCATTCATATCCTCAATCATTTATATCCTTGTTTCTTACAATAATCTCTATATTATCCAACATCTTATCTCGTAATACCTTTTCTACCATCCTCGAAACGATGTTAAAATCTCTGTTTTGAAGCTCATTCTCCACCATAACCTTAATCCACCGCTCTAAATTATTATCATTCCCGTAAGTATTACGTATACACCTCTCAACATATTGTCTTATATCAGATCTAATTGCATTGATTATATCTTCCTTGGTAAGTCCAAGCTCATTATGGATATAATTCTTTATCGCTTTATATTCTTTACTCATGGCTTTTTATTGTTACTATTTCTATTGGCTCATTGGCGAAAGTCAATGGACCACCTATTATTCTCTCGATTGTTCCGTTGGGTAATGTTACACCATAATCATCATCCCTTACCTCATCCTCATGAACACCCGCGCTATGATCATCTGGATCATC